GGGTGAATGGAAATTAAATGAAGATGGTAGATTTTTGACCGATAGTTGGTGGGAATACCGCATTAAACAACAGCCTAAAAAGCGTATATCTGCAAAAGAATTGATAAAACAAGTTGTTGATGAGTACAACGCAAGCTGCGATAAAGAGCCACAGTATATAAATGTATATGGGTGGCTAGAAAACGGAAACATAACATTTAAACAATATGGGCCATACTTAGGCAAAATTAAACTGGAGGTTGATGATGCAGATCCGGCGTAGGTATGCTAAAACGCGCATGGCTAGTATGCGCAGGGATCATCTACCGCACAATATTAAATTTTTAGCTTACACTGCCTTTATAACTCGCATGAAACACGGCCGATATGCCCGCGTGTATAGATGGCACTTTAGGAAGACAAAATGAATTACACATTTGACACGGACTTATTGTCCGACCTGTATAAAGATGCTTATGGCTTTCGCCCAGACAGCGAATACTTCAAAGCATGGAATGCTTATCCCGACCATTTCAAGCAAACCATTTGGGACAGGTTGTTGGTTGACTTAAATCGTGCCGTTGAAGAGGAGAAACAAAATGCCATGTAACCAAGACTGCCAGCAAGGGAGACGGTGTGACTGCTCCCTTAATACAACAGCCGACAGGGCGGTAGTAGTGATATGTAGTCTATTGCTGATAGCAGTCTTATCGATGGGATACGGAGTATATAAGCTACTGCACATAACCAAAGGTGAAGAGTGTGCAATTACCGTAAAGTTTAAAGACTCATCTGCCACCTACATAGGCCGCAGCGTATGAATGAAGTCTGGCAACTTACAGAACACATCCGCTTTCTAACAGAAGGTATGGCGTCAGACCATTATATAATTATGGATTTGAAAAACGAATTGAAACTAGCAAGGGAAATTATGACAAAAGAACAAATGCAGGAACTAAGAGAATTACTTTTGAAAGCCCAACAACGTAAACAAGGAGAAACAAAATGAGTGGATACACAACCGCAGCAACCTTAATTGCAGACGCAATGCACCAAGCCTATCAAGAAGGCGTTAACCTTGATGAAATGTTTGCAGTTTTATCGGTGCAGAAAGAAGTAACGTCTGTGCATCTAGCGCAAGCTGCATTGCACCAACAAGCAGTGCTAGCTAAACAAGCGCAGGACCAAGCGGCTAAAGCTGAACTGGAAGAAGACTTAGCTAAAGAGGCGGACAAAGATGCAAACTAGACAGGAATTAGTGCTTATGTTTATGCTTGCGTTAGTAACAACTACTGCGCATAACGACCCCGAATATGTATTAACCCAAGCAGGCTTATTGGCAGATAAATACCTTTCAAGTATATAACTGGGCAAATAAGTCTGTACATTATTATGCCAAAAGCGCATAATAAATGTATCGCTGTATTGCAGCTGACTAATTAAGGAGTTTCAAATGTCAATAAAATTTCCATCAACAGTAGGCGGTTGTATAGATGCTTTATACGAGGCACGTGCTAAGCGCTTAGACTTTCAACGGGAAGTAGATGCCATGGGTGAAGTAGAACGCGCCTATGAAACGCATATACTTGAAGCTTTTTCTAAGCAAGAGCTAAACGGTGCTAAGGGCGAAATAGCCACAGCAGGTATTAAGCGCTCTACTGTGTATCAAATTAGCGATTGGGAAGCCTTTACTAAATACGTAGCAGCAACCGACTCATGGGAGCTAATGCGTAAGCAACCCGGCGCGCGTGCTTGTGAAGAGCATTTTTCTAATGGTGAGGAAATTCCTGGCATTACTCCATTTGTAAAAATAGGGCTATCGCTTACCAAAGCAGGTAATTAAATGCGCCCGCAAGTATTTTTATTAGATGAAGATCCAAGTCAGTGCGCCGCAATGTATTCTGATGAGCACATAGCAGAAAGTATTCCTGTGCTTATTGAAGTGCTACGTGCGGTGCACGCCGAAAGACATTCATTTAAAAATCATATATTGACTAAATGGTGCGGAGGGCCGGCTGAATACAGTTGGTTAAATATGCTAACCAAGCAGTTAATTAATGAAGCAGCTTTTAGGTTTGACGTATGGTTAGAAGAGTATCAACAGAGTTTGCATGTATTACCTACACCGCAAGCTGACATGCGCAAGCCTAAACGCTGGCTACAATTATTGCCTAAAGCAATACACGGGCAACCTACAAAAGCGTATCAAGAATTTTATTGTAATACCCAACAAGGCGCCACTTGGACTAAACGCGGTGCACCTAGTTGGTTTAAAGGGCCCGAACAAGGCGCTCTTAACTTTAACTTGTAACTAAGGAGCTGAAAATGACTAACGAAGTAGTGGTACCTAATGCAACAGCTGTAGCCATGCCAACAGAGTGGGCTGACAGACTTGCACAATTTGCAACACAAGCACAACAAGCAGAAGCTGCGCCAACAGGCAGTTTTGTTACCACACGTAGTGGCGTTTTACAATGGCAAGGTCAAGCAGTAGCTGGCAATAAGCTAGACGTAGTTGTAGTGGATAGCATTTATGAAAACACCTACTATGTTGATGACTTTGATCCTGATAATCCTGCAAGTCCTGTATGCTTTGCTTTTGCGCATGACGATAAAGAGTTAGCGCCGCATCCTGACTCAAGCCAACCGCAACATGAAACATGCAAAGGTTGTCCACAAAATGAATTTGGTTCCGCTGATCGCGGCAAAGGTAAAGCTTGTAAAAATAGTCGTCGCCTTGCTATGGTACCTGCCACACCTTTAGATCCGGTTACTATTGAAACAGCTGAAATTGCTTTCTTAAAATTACCTGTAACGTCTACTAAAAACTGGGCTAATTATGTTAATACATTGGCAACAATAGATCGCCGCCCACCGTTTTCTGTGGTAACAACTATTGGTGCTCAACCCGATCCTAAAACACAATACAAAATCACATTTACTAAGAAAGAACCTGTAAATGATGGCGAAGTGCTAGGTGCGTTGATCAAACGTCATGAAGGCCAAGTAGCAACACCTACTGCACCATACCAAGCAACAGCACCGGTAGAAAAAGCAGCAGACAAAGGCCGTGGTAAAAAATACTAATATAAGGAGAATGTAAAGTGCAGGCCCAATTCGCAACATACTTAAAAAATTGGGCTGTTCTTAATAAAGTAGTAATGACTTTAACTGAGGTTGAGTTAGAAGAGTTATTAGCACAAGAGCAGTCCGAACGAGCAAGGCTTCGCGTAATGCTACGCATCTATAATCGCTTCTCTAAAATGCGCTCAATTAGAGAGAAAAAAGATATGGCAGCAAAAGCTAAAGGGTAGTTTAATTAATGAAAGGTTTTTATGTCAGTATCGAAGATTATAACAATTGACTATGAAACAACCGCAATACAAAATAGGCCAGACTATCCCCCAACACCTGTAGGCGTAGCTATACTTAAAGACGGTGAAGCTAAGTACTGGGCTTGGGGGCATGCGGAAGGCAATAATTGTACTTTTGAAGAAGGTAAGGCAGCCTTAGCAGAGGCGTTAGCATCACCGGGCTATGAATTCCTGGCGCATAACCTTATGTTTGAGGCTGCTATTACTGAAGAAAAAATGGGGCTAACTATTGATTGGCCTAAGTGGCATGACTCAATGGTGCTAGCTTTTCTTAATAATGCACATGGTGAATTAAGTCTTAAGCCATTAGCGCATAAACTATTAAACCTCCCTCCTGAAGAGCAAGATGCAGTGCATGATTGGCTGCTGGCTAATAACTTTGTGCGTAAAACACAAAAAGATTGGGGCGCCTATATTAGTAAAGCACCGGCCACTATAGTCGGGCCTTACGCAATAGGGGACGTAATACGTACAGAAAAAATCTTTGCTGCATTGCATACAGAAAGTGTACAAGAACCTTACCGGCGTGAAATGGCGCTAATGCCCCACATTTATAAAATGGAAAAACGCGGTGTTAGGGTTGATACGTTTAAGCTGCGTACAGATATAGCCTTATATGTTCAAATTTTGAATAATTTAGACACAAGTATTAAAAGCATTGTAGGCGAGGTTGATATTGACTCTGGCGAAGCTTTAGCAGACGCAATTGAGGCTAAAGGCCTTGCAGGTAAAGGCTTTGCGCTAACTGAAAAGGGTAACCGATCAGTGGCTAAGGACTCTATTATTGAGGCTATTTCAGATCCTACATTGCTAGGGCATATCTTATGCCGCCGTGCCATTGCAACAACACTCCGCACCTTTTTAATGCCGTGGTATGAGCAAGCTAAAGTAACAGGGCGCATGTTTGTGCGATGGAACCAAGTGCGTAATTATTCAGACACAGGTGCTAGGACCGGTCGTATTTCGTCCTCACCTAACTTGCAAGCTATTCCTGTAGAATGGGAAGGCTTAAAAGCACAGCTAGCTAAGCTTGAATATGTGACTGACTTTGTCCTGCCTTCGGTGCGTAGTTACATTATTCCAGATGATGGTAACATATTTGTGGCGCGAGATTACTCGGCACAAGAACTGCGGTTACTAGCCCACTTTGCAGGTGGCGGCTTATTAGCGGTGCTGCAAAAAGAACCTGAAGCTGACGTCCATATGATTGCTGCTAATATTGCGCAAATTACCCGTAAGGTGGCTAAGACACTAGGCTTTGCGGTATTGTATGGTGCAGGCGTAGCTAAGATTGCGGAAAGCTTAGGTGTAAGTGTTGCGGAAGCTACGGCCATTAAAGCGCAGTATTTAAAAGCATTGCCTGAGATTAAAGAAATGCAGCGCGAGCTAACCCGCCGTGGAGATAGCGGTAGCTATTTAACCACATTAGGCGGTCGTAGATATTATGCTGAGACGCCTAAAGTAATTAATGGTAAGCTGCAAACATACTCATTTAAGTTAACCAACTATCTTATTCAAGGCTCCGCTGCGGATCAATCTAAACAAGCTTTAATTGATTATGCAGTCAATACAAAGCATGGGCAAATAGTATTAAGTGTTCATGATGAAATTGTAATAGAATGTCCAATTGAGCATCAAGATGAGGAAGCCGCATTACTTGCGCAAGCTATGAATGGCAGCTTTCAGGGTATACTTGATTATGAAATCATATCCACAGAAGCACGTGGCCCTAATTTTGCAGCAGTCTAAGGAAAAATATGTCTAAAATTGAAATTAAAAAAGCGGGTAAAGCAAAGACCGTAACCGCATGGTCTTATTCTCGCCTTAATACTTACGAGCAGTGTCCCTTTAAATTTAAGCTAACGGTACTAGATGGCATTAAAGAGCCAGGCTCAGCTGCAATGGATCGTGGGGGTGCAATACATAAGCAAGGTGAGTTATACCTTAAAAATGAAGCTGCAGAAGTGCCTGATACATATAAATTGCTGGCTTTAGAATTAGAAGAGCTGCGTGATTTAAAAGCTATAGCTGAGCTTGAAATAACCTTTACTAAAGACTGGCAAAAGACAGGCTGGTTTGATGCAGATGCCTGGTGTCGTATTAAGATTGATGCGCTAGCTTTAGATGATGATACTATCCGCATTATTGATTTTAAAACAGGTAAAAATAGAGGCGGCTATGAAGATCAATTAGAGCTTTATGCCTTAGCCGCACTTTTACTATACCCTGATGTTAAGCATATTGCTGCAGAGCTTTGGTTTTTAGATACAGGTGAAATAGTGGGCACCTCACATGGCGCATATACGCAAGCCATGCTACCCGATTTACAGAAAAAATGGGAAGGTCGTGTATTGCCAATGTTTGTAGATGATATATGGGCAGCGCGTCCTAATCAATTTTGTGGCTTTTGCCATTTTAGAAAAGGTAATTCAGGGCCATGCGAGTATTAAAAGAATGGCTATTAATAGGGCTAGCTGCTATAGCCGATATTGTATTAATTATTAATGTAATTCACCACTGGTAACCATATGCTAGAAAAGCAAATTGAGGCTAAGTTTCTTAAAGAGTGTAAAAAGCTTGGCTGGCTTTGCCTTAAGCAAAATGTTATTGGCAGACGGGGCTACCCGGATAGATTGGTTGTAACTAATAAAGGCCGATATATTTGGGTAGAGTTAAAGACGGATAAGGGTGTGCTATCTGAAGCGCAGAAAAATGCTATTGAAGAGCTGCGTAAGCATGAGGCTGAAGTGCACGTTTGTTATGGCTTTGATGCCGCATTTAAAGTATTAAAGGATCATAATGAAATTCACCCCGCATAAGTATCAAGAGCGCGCTATTAAATTTATACTTGAAAGAGCATGCGCAGGGCTATTTTTATCGCCAGGGTTAGGTAAAACAAGTATTACTTTTGCTGCCTTTGAAGTGCTACGTGCTAAGAAGCTGGTAAAAAAAATGCTAGTGCTAGCACCCTTGCGAGTATGCTATTCTACATGGCCAGCTGAAGGACAAAAGTGGGATGAGTTTCAGCATTTATCAGTAGGTATTTTACATGGCGCAAATAAAGCTAAGGTGCTAGCTGAGGACCATGATATTTATGTTATGAATTATGAAGGCTTAAAATGGCTGGAGGCTGCTACAAGGCATGCGCCTATGTTTGATGTGCTTGTTATTGATGAAAGCTCAAAGCTAAAGCATACTAATACACAACGCTTTAAAACGCTTAAAAAGATGCTCAGCAAGTTTAAACGCCGCTATATTTTAACAGGCTCACCGGCGGCCAATAGCTTGCTTGATTTATTTGGCCAAGTATTTTGCATGGATCAAGGTGCTACGTTTGGCCCATTTATATCGCACTATCGGGATTTATATTTCTTTCAAACAGGTTTTGGCGGATATGAATGGAAGCTAAAACCAAATGCCGCAACACAAATACAGCAATTGCTTGCGCCGCGTGTTATGCGTATGGCCGCAGAAGACTACCTTGATATGCCTGAATTAATTAAGGTTAATATAGTAGTAGACTTGCCCGAAGAAGCTCAATTGCAATACTTGCAAATGGAGAAAAAACTGCAAATTGAAGTGCAGGAGGGTAAAGTAACCGCGGTCAATGCAGCAGTGGCAGCAGGTAAATGCAGGCAAATTGCCTCGGGCTCTGTATATGATGAGCATGGTGATATACATATTATTCATAGTGCTAAGGTTGAAGCACTGCAAGATTTAGTAGAGGAATTAGAAGGCCAGCCATTATTAGTAGCATATGAATATACACATGAGGCTAGCGCAATTAATGCAGCCTTTGGTGGTAAGCTACCAATTATTGGCGGTGGTATGACTACAAAACAAGGCGCTGATATTATAGATGCATGGAACCGTGGTGAAATACCGTTATTGCTTGCCCAAAGTGGTGCTATTTCGCATGGTGTAAATTTACAGCAGGGTGGCAGCGCTATTTGTTGGTTTACGTTAACATATAATTTAGAAACTTATGAACAATTTATTGCACGTGTATACCGCCAAGGGCAATCACAGCGCGTATTTGTTTACCATTTAGTGGCTAATAAAACTATTGATACTGCAGTGCTGGCAATAGTGGCTAAAAAAGATAAGCAGCAACAATCATTGCTAACGGCATTAGCTGATTATTGGAATGCATAGTTATGTACATGTTTATGCGCATACAGTATAATTAATTATCGTCGAATAACGACTGACTAAAGGAAGCGTCATGCAATACGCAGTATTAAGAAATTATAATAGGCACATTGTCCTCCGCATTCAGCAAACGGCTAAAGTTACGCAATTTATAGAAGCGCAAGCTGTAGGCATAGTGCTAAGTAAACTATCAACACCTGCTTTTAATAAAGAATTTGATACAGAAGTGCCTAGCTCTGTATCGGATGCCGCAGTATCATTTTTAAAGTTAGCCCAACGTGCTTATATGCACAACCTACCTGTAATTCAAAAACTTAAGGAGATTATTATGGCAACAGCAACAACAGCTGAGGCAAAAACCTTAGCCGCAAAAGCATCAGAAGCGCCTACCCCATCACAGCAAGAAGTAGCTGATAAAAAAGCAGAAAAAGCTGCTAAAGCTAAGGCAGCTAAGCCACCTACAGAAGCTAAGCCTAGAGGCCTTGGCATTGGCGCATTTTGCGTTGCGCTAATTAAAGAAAGCAAATCAAACGATGAAATTCTTACAGCTGTACGTGCTAAATGGCCGGACGCTAAAACAACTACTGCAAGCTTAAACTGGTACCGTGCAGATATTAAACGAGGTGCTAAATGACTGACATTCAAAACATCTTAGATGAGCGTAAGAAAACACATGGCTCTTTTGAGGTAAGTAGCTATACATCACAAGTGCTAAAAGATAATATGCGTGACTCACCCAATTGGGTTGAGTTAGACATGGATCAAAAAGAGTGCCTTGACATGGTAGCACATAAAATGGCACGCATATTATGTGGCAACCCAAATGAGCTAGATCACTATGTAGACATTATAGGTTACTGCACGCTTGTATTAAATCGTCTTAAGGTTGAGCAAGCATGATACCTTACTTAGAATTAATTAAGCGTGTACGTGATACAGGCTTAGTGCGCAAGGATCGTACAGGTACTGGCACTATTTCAGTATTTGGCGCGCAAGTAACTTTTGATTTACGCGATGGCTTTCCTGCTACTACCTCTAAGCGCTTAGCTTTTAAGCAGGTAGTTGGCGAGCTGCTATGCTTTATACATGGCAAAAGCAACATTGAAGACTTTCATAAACTGGGCGTCAAAATTTGGGATGCTAACGCTAGTGCCCCTTATTGGTCCCCGCAAGTTCCTGGTGACTTAGGCCGCATTTATGGTGTGCAATGGCGGGCATGGCAAGGTACTAGGTATGTAGTTGATCAATTGGCAGACTTAATAGCTAACTTAAAAGCCGATCCATATAGCCGGCGTCATATAGTTACGGCTTGGCAACCTGCAGAGTTAGATCAAATGTGCTTACCACCGTGTCATATTTTGTTTCAATGCTATGTGTCAAATGAACACCTTGATTTAAGAGTAGACATGCGATCAGTAGACTTATTTTTAGGTATGCCTTTTGACGTAGCAAGCTACGCAGTGCTTTTATCAATGCTAGCGCAAGAAGTAGGTTTAGATCCACGATATTTAATTTTCCAATTAGGTGATGCACATATTTATCTAAACCATATAAACCAGGTAACGGAATTGCTATCACGTAAGCCTAAAAAATTACCTACATTAAAGTTGGCTAAAAAGAGTATGTTTGAACTAACTATGGAGGATATTACTTTAGAAAACTATGAGCCTTGGCCTGCAATTTCAGCGGAAATGTCCGTATAATGCGACCCACTAAAGATGCGTATTTTAGCCAGCTAGCTGCAGTAATAAGTGGGCGATCTACATGCTTACGTAAAGCTGTAGGCTGCGTGCTTACAAATGAGCGCGGGCATATTATAGGCACAGGCTATAACGGTGTAGCGGCAGGCTTAGGGCATTGTAACGAAGGGCATACTTGTAAAGGGCATGATCTGCCGCCAGGGCAAGACTCTTGCGAAGCAGTGCACGCAGAGGTTAATGCTTTATTACAATGCCCTGATGCTTGGGCTATTGATACAGTTTATGTAACGCTTAGCCCATGTATTAGATGCACAAAAATGCTTTTAAATACCTCCTGTAAGCGTATAGTTTTCTTAGAAAATCATACAGGGCAAACCGGGCAAGAGTTATGGGAACGTGCCGGGCGTAATTGGCAGCAATATAGAGATTACAATGTCATTAAAAGAAGTTAAAATAAGCATTACAGTATCTGAAGAATTTGCAGAGCACATTAGAGCTTTGGCAAAAGCTAAAGTAATACCTCGCGCACCATTGCAACCGCCTCAACCGCCAGTTAGTCAAGCAGAATGGCTTGCTAAAACGCCCGAAGGCCGCCAATTTGCGCAAGATTGTATGAAATTTAAGTACGTAAGACTTAAGCATAAGCAGTTACAAAATTTAGCTAAAACACTATATTACAAGACATACGATATTAAAGAAAAAACTGGACCTACACGTAGATATGCGCCTGAAATGTCATATACGTATGTTCAAAATAAAATGTTAGTAGACGTTCTAATTGAAGGCTTAAACTTTAGACCTAAGCCGCAATTAGTAATTAATAATAAATAAATAATAACGAGGTTGTATGGCAATTAAAGCACAAGTAGCTGCGCCGCAAGCGCAGAGCGATGCCGCATTCACTACTAAATTAAGCTCTTCGGGGTTAGATTTAGCTGATGCAGCAGTGCTAGGGCTGACATTTGTAGCCGATTGCGCCACGTTACATAACTCATTTACCAAAGTAAAAGGCTTTAAAATACCTTACTTTGATATTGACGGCAATCAAACAAGTTTTTATCGCATACGATATTTAGCACAGCCTAGCGGATTTGCCGCCCAAATAGCAAAGCCACAGCGCTATGCACAAGAACCTAAATCATTAAATGAAGTATACCTACCGCCTATAATTCCATGGGCAGATATTGCACAACGGCCAACGGAAGATATTTTAATAACTGAAGGCGAGCTAAAGGCTGCATGCGCTGCAAAAATGGGCTACAGCTGCCTAGCGCTAGGTGGTGTGTCTGTTTGGTCTAGTGCTAAGCGCCAAATACCTTTACTTGAGCCCTTACCACAAATAGATTGGCGCGGTCGAGTAGTTACTATTGTATTTGACTCCGATGCGGCCACTAATCCTAATGTTGCACGCGCCGAAATTGCATTAGCTAAAGCCTTATTAGCGCAAGGTGCAATACCTAAGCTGGCAACATTGCCACCTACTATTACTGGTGAAAAGCAAGGCCTTGATGACTTTTTAATTAATGGCGGTGATTTACAATCAGTGTTAGCTGAAGTTCGAAGCATTGATTTAGGTGATCGCATGGCTGAAATTAATACACGCTATGCTTATGTAATGGACCAAGACTTAGTAATTGAATTAGCAACAGCGCGCCGATTAAAGCGGGACTCTTTCATTAATGGCCTTATGGCCAATCATAATGTAATTGAATATCAATCTTCAGGCAACGGTAATATGAAGCGCACAGAAGTGCGTGTGGCTGCCGAGTGGGTAAAATGGGCTAGTCGCTTAGATGTTGAATGCGTAACTTATGAACCTGGCAAGTTAACAATTACTGAAGCCAATGAATATAATACTTGGCGTGGCTGGGGTTGTGCGCCAATAGAAGGTGATGTAGCCCCTTGGCAAGATTTACTAGATATTTTATTTGGTGATGATATAGACAGTAAGCATTGGTTTCAACAATGGGCTGCTTACCCTATTCAAAAGCCCGGTACTAAGTTATTTACTAGCGCAGTAATGTGGGGACCTGAAACAGGTACAGGTAAGTCACTTGTAGGCTATACGCTAGGTGAAATTTACGGCAATAATTTTGGTGAAATTGGTAATCAAGAATTGCATGCGTCATTTAATGAATGGGCTATTAATAAGCAATTTATACTAGGTGATGAAATTACAGGCTCTGATAAACGGCATGAGGCAGATAAATTAAAGGCATTAATTACGCAACGTCAACTGCGGATTAATATGAAAAATTTACCCACATACGTAGTGCCTGACTGTATTAATTATTACTTTACCAGTAACCACCCTGATGCGTTTTTCTTAGATGATCAAGACCGCCGCTTTTTTATATGGCGCACAGTAGCAGAAAAACGTAGAGAACCTGAGTTTTATAGAAGCTATATGACATGGCTTCAAAATGGTGGACGTGAAGCCTTATTTGCATACTTGCTAGCTTACGATACTACTACCTTTGATCCCGCAGCAGCTGCCCCTATGACAGCAAGTAAAAATGAATTAGTTGATCACGCAAGATCTGATTTAAGCGGCTGGGTATCTTTCTTTTTAGCTAATTTAGAATTGGAATTGCATCGCCTGGCGGAGTATTTACAATGCAAACCGACAGACTTAGACTTAGTGCTTAATAAACATTTAAAATGGTTGTATGATCCCCAAAACACAACTCGCGTAACACCTAATGGCTTAGGCCGCGAGCTAAGTCGCTTTGGTTTAAAGACAGTAGGGCCTATTCCTTCAGTGTCTTTTGGTAAGCAACGATTTTATATTTTACGTAACCATAAAAAATGGTTGCACATGCCACCTAAAGATATTGCAGAATATGTAGACGGCGTGTTCCCACCTGAAATGCATTTACAAAAATTCTAGGAGTTAAAATGCTTAATGATATAAAAGAATTTCATGAAAAATTTGGTTTAGACTATAACGGTGGGCCTACTAATTTGCCAGTAATACTATCAAATTTTCGTATTAAGTTTATGCAGGAAGAGCTAGATGAGTATCTTTTAGCTGCCACTAAAAATGATTTAGCCGGGCAGTTAGATGCTTTAGTTGATTTAGTATACGTAGCGCTAGGTACGGCGTATCTCCAAGGGTTGCCCTTTCAAGCGGCGTGGGATGAAGTACATGCATGTAATATGCGCAAAGTAAAGGCAGGCCCAAACGGCGAAGGTAGCAAGCGAGGTTCTAAGCATGACGTTATTAAACCTGCCGGTTGGGTAGGCCCTGATTATAGTAAAATACTTTAAGGTCTATATTGCTGAGGTTTTAATACCTCTAAAACATTTTGCTGCGGTGTAGGCAACGCAAACGGCTGTTGCTCTTCTGGTACGCTTGGCTCACGAGCACCCGTATAAGAACCTGGTATTAAAGGCTGATTTAATAAACGTGCAGGTCTTGTAAATTCCCATGCTTTACTTAATGGGCCCTGTATTGCACTGCGCTCAGCTTCTTTTAATAACGCGGCACCTTGGGGGTAAGGCGTTAGTACGCGATCTAAAATTAAGTTTTTTTCTTTTTCGCTAGGTGCTATTGCATCTAAAAAGTATTGTGGTATAAAATGGCGTTTAGTAACAGGATAAAATTCAGGGCGCTCTACGTGCGTAGCGTTTGATGAGGCTAATTTTGTTTTAGCTATTTTTTCTGTACCTGCCATGTCTATTTCTGTAAGCAATCTTTGTTTAAATGTTTCAAAGTCTGCTGGATTATCAAAAATAGCTTTTATTTGTGCATATTCTTTGCTATTTGATGTTTTACCAAAGATTTTATAAACAGCTGCCGCGCCTTCAGCATTATTCATCATTTTGTCTTCAATGGCTTTAACTACACCAACACGGAAGGCATCTCTTTCTGAAGGATCTAGCTTTTTAAATTCTGCCGCAATAGAATTAGGGTGCAGCTTATATAATGAAGCGCCGCGATCCATAGCATCTATAATAGCCGCATCGCCGGCGTAGGTGCTACGTGCATTGGCATAAAGCTTAGCGCCTTTATCATCAACAATATTATTGTCCATCCAATTTAATAACTTGGTTTTAAGACCTTGGTATGTACGGCCATCAGTATTAAGCTGACCTGTTTTAACACCAGTAATAGCATTGCGAGTAGTATTATCAGCAATAAGATCATCTAAGGCTAGCTTCATACGATGTAAGGTACGCGCATCAGGCGCAGTCTTAAGCTCATAAATACCAGGCTTAACTTCCACAAATAATTCAGGCAAGTCTTTTTGAAATTCATCTTGATGGCGAGAGCGGGCTAATTCAAAAGCTTTACGCATAGATGGGCTTTTTGTTAGCAAGTTATATAAGTCTTCTGTAATAACAGGTTGTACACCTAAGGCAGACTCATATAAAGGCTCAGCATTAGCTTTTTTAGCGGCCATAGCAGCTTCACGACCGGTATAATAGTCGCCAGCATGGATTAGCTCATCTACATCTTGGCCAATGCGGCCAGTACGATTTGCTTCACGATCTAATAAAAATTTAGAGGCTTGTCTACGCGTAACACCAGTATCACTAGATACTTCTTTAGCAATTTGCTGAAATAGCTCATCTACATCAGCCGCAGTTAAAAGCCTATCTTTATATTGAGCTAGCTTAGCACTAACTTGGTCTGCAGTAAGTCCTGCACGTTTTAATGCATCAGCAATAACAGTATTAGCATATTTAACACCACTGCCAATACCCATGGCACGAGTGCCGTAATTCCAAACTGTTTTAGCAACATCACCTGCAATATCCATGCCAAGGCCTAAAGGTGCGCCAATTGTTGCACCAATTAAACCGCGCTTTGCACGATCTTCCCAGCCTTCGCCTTCAAGTACACCTGTAAGGCCCATACCACCACCGCCTAATACAGCTGCGGCTGCTCTAGGCGACTCTTTTGCAGCTTCTATTAGGCGAGGTGCTACTTTAGTAGCTACGCCCGTGGCGCCAAGACCTGAAATTATGCCACCAGCTAACTCTAATGAGCCGGCTTTCCAAGGGCTTTCAGCAGCATATTGGCGGCGTTGTTCACGATCAGCTTTTAATCTTCTAGCTGCAGCTAATGAAGCTTCTTCATGGCTAGCACCTGCCGCGCGGGCTTTTGTATAGGCAATACCGGCAGCTAGCTCATCGCCGCCGCCCATACCTACGCCGCCTTCAAGAAAAGTTGTTAAGGCAGGACTTTCAAAAGATGGCGTGCCACCTTCAACATCTTTAGCTTCCCAACCTTCAGGTATCCAAGGTAAATTTGCCTCATATTCTGCCTTTTCGGCCTCTGTAGGCGCTTTGGCCGTAACACTAACAGGAGGTATAGTGCGCTCGTTTTCTTCTCCTGGAATCCAGGGTTTTTCATTATCTGCCATAATTACATTCTCCCTAGTTTACGCCAATTACTTAACGCAGCACCACGTCTTTGCTCTGTAGTACCTGTAGGATGCGCTTTCATATACTGATCAATATACTCATTTACAAAAATCAATTTATTGTTTGGTAAGGTAGCTGTTAAAGGTGTTGCATTAATATATTTATTCCAAGCGTCACCCATACCAAGATCAGTATTATTATAACGGCGCCAATCATCACGGAAGGCGCTCATTTCAAGTTGACGCAAGCCTGTTGCTTTAGCTGTACGTGTTAAGAACTCAACCGCAGTTTTAGGCTGTGTTAAAGTAGGGCCCGCCATTTCCATACGTTTGGCGTCACCCTCTGTTTGCACACCTTTTTGTAACAATTGTTGGCCTAGCACGGAGCTACTAACCGCTGCTTGCGCAATGCTTAGCATACCTGCTGAATCAGTAATATCACCTTGAATACCTAAGGAGCCAAATACAGAGCCTAATTGTTGTCTATATGGCGCTAAGGTACCAGTGTTTGGTATTTGAGGTAGCACATTTAGTAATTGGTTAGCTGCCGCAACGCCTGCAGAACCTGCTGCAGATGCCTCATTGACGCGTGTATTAAATAATTTAACTTCGTCTAAGTTAGCCGCAGCTTGTCCTTCAAACTCTGTTTTTTGTTGCGGTGTTTGCTCGCCAGTGGTAGTTCGCGCCCTAGGTGGTGCTACTACATATTGCCCAAACGGTGAGGTATAACCTACATTAGCAGGCTCAGTGCTAGGTGCTGCGGCCGGTGATACTGGTGCTGCGGTTGGTGATACTGGTGCTGCGCCTTGGCCTGCTCCAGGCCTAAGTGGAATAGCGTTACCTGATAAGCTAGGTGCTGCAGGCGGTGTTTCACTTGTAGGTGCTAAGGAAGGCAAAGGAGTTGTTGCACCTTGTCGTATAGCTACGCGTGTTTTAGCATACGCAGCTAAGTTTTCTTTCATAAATTGCTCAATTTTTGCAGGTTTTTCTTCCGGAGCATAACCTTCAGCACGACTAGTAGCATTTTTTAGAATTTCTAAGCGTACATTTTCAGGAATATCTGCTGGACGAATTGTAGTAAATGTGTTATTACCTTTATCTACAACTGTAATTTCCCCATTAGAGTCATTCCAGTGTGCTGTTATACCTGCCAAGCGTTCTTTTTCACCGGCATTTATTTTTTCCAGTAAAGCGGCAAGTTTTTCTTGTGAAGTAATACCTAACTGCGCCATATCAACAGTAGATTTTTCTTGACGTGCTAAGTCTTCCATTGTAAATTCACCACGTTTTAGACCGGCCATGATTTTATTTTTCATAAATTCTTGGTTATATTCACGTAATGCTTTACTATGCGCGGCTTCAACGCCAGCCATATGCTGCAAGCCTTCACCAAATGAACCAGTTTTACCTGGATCTAAAAATGCGGCTGCACGATTAAACCATAATTCTGATTGTGAAGGGCCTTGAGGTGCCATATTTTCTAGCTTAGCAATTTGGGTATTGTAATCTTGCCTTGCTTTAGTGCGTTCTGCATTAATAGCAGCTAATTGTTTAATTGCATCATCGCCTAGGCCGCCGTACTTATTAACTAGATTATTAATAGTTTCTGAGCCTACTACAGGATACGTACCTGAAGCACGCGCTACAGGCATTGGTGCATTTTGCTGAGTTGGATACTCTAGTTGTCCTTGTGCGTATTGATCAGCAAATGCTTGACCGCCATCCACCAAGTCGGCTGGATTTTCTACATCAACGTAACCCTCTTCTGCGTAACCTGGCACCATGCCGCCGCGTTTAAAGTACTTGCCGTAGTCAGCCATTACAGAGCTATGCAAATCATCAGCACTTACAGCACCACCGGTAGCATAGCCATCAATTAGGCCACCTTTAGCTGCTGTTAAGCCTTTGTAAGTAGCAAACGCACCGGCGATTTGAGACAACGGGCTTGGCGTAAATTGAGTAGTAGAACCAGTTGTTGTGCCGGTTGTTGGTACGGCTGTGGCTGGCAATCCACGCAATGTGGCGCTCATGTTATTTATTTGCTGTTGAGGGAAATTAATTTGATTTTGGTAGTCTTGGAAGGCTACATCTAAACCTCTTTGCGCTTGCGCTTGTTGTGAGGCACTCC